ATGGCCTCGCTTATAGAAGATTTTGGCAGAGAGGGTGTATCTAGAACGCTTGCGTATTACTTTAAGACCAATCGTGAAGGACATTCTTTGTCCTGGTTCTATAATAATTTCTCCAATATACATTTGTCTAGACTTGCCTCAGAAAAGGATGATAAAATCAGGGCGGCGGCAAGAGCAAAGACTCGCCAACTAAGAGCGGAGTATCTAAATGGCCTATCTTGAAGAAGTAGAAGTAATCTCATCAGTATGTAAGAATAAGGATATCCATGTCCTGTTTGACAACAATGCTGATGAACTTATCAAAGACTGCTCAGATGTTTGGCTATTTATTAAAGATTATTATGATCAAACGCGGGAAGTTCCTGATGCCGATCTTATCGCCACCCGATTCCGCGATTTTGACCCAGTAGAATCTGGGCCCACGGTTTATCATGTAGATAAATTACGTCAGGCGTATCTAGATGAATCTATTAGACTTTCCTTGCGTAGGACCGCCCAGATGGTTAATGAGAACGAGACTACTAGGGCTCTACAAGAGTTGTCTAAAGATGTTACAAAGATGGCTCGCATCGGCGCCAAGGTAAGAGATATTGACGTAACGGATGTGGAGAATGCTTTAGCCTACTTTGAAAAGACACGAAAGTCGGCAGAGAATGGCGAGGTAGGAATTAAAACAGGCATCGCCTCGTTTGATGTGTGCCTTCCTATGGGAATTTCCAAGGGGCAGTTAGGAATTTTGCTTGCCTATCCAGCCATTGGTAAAAGTTGGTTGGCCCTTTACCTAGCCGTCCAGGCCTGGAAGCATGGACACAAGCCCATGGTTATCAGTCTTGAGATGACTGAGCATGAAGTTCGTAATAGAATTTTCACTATTATTGGTGATGGATTTTTCAGTCACCGCGCCCTTAGCGCTGGACGGGTGAGTGATAATGAGTTTAAGTTGTGGGCAGAAAAAGCCCTAGGAAATAAGCCCCCATTTAAGATTGTATCTAATGATACAGGGGCAGAGATGACTCCAAATCTTATTGCGTCGAAGATTGATCAGTACCAGCCAGATATTGTCATTGTGGATTATCTACAGTTAATGACTGATAATTCTGGGACCTCACAAAATGAAACGGTAAAGATCAAGAATCTATCCAGAGAACTAAAACTTCTTGCTATCTCTCAGCAACTGCCGATTATTGCTATTGCCTCCGCCACCCCCGATGACTCTACTGATTTAGAGTCTGTGCCACAACTTGGACAAGTAGCATGGTCACGACAGATTGCTTACGATGCGGATTTTGTGGTGGGTATGGGAAGAAAGGCAAACTCAGACATTATTGAGTGTGCATTAAGAAAGAACAGAAATGGTTATATGGGTGACTTCTACCTAGAAGTAGACTTTGATAAAGGAATTTTTAAGGAAATCCTAGATCCAATTGAATAGTCAACAAACGGTATAATATATTTATGTCGTTCGTGGGACACAAAAGAATAAAAGAATTTCATATAGATGGCCTCATTGAGGACGATGCAGCCATTCCTAAAATTAGGCAAAGATATGAAACTATTCTTGTAGACATGATGAGATCAAATGGTTATGTTCCCCACCTTGACGTAGAGCCTGCCTTTAGCCTAGAATATAAGGAAGACAAGTATACATTTTTGTTGACCATCTATGGAGTATATATTGGAAGGGCAAAGGCACAATGCTACCTGGCAGTAAGCGGAAACAATCTCATCCCGATGAATATTACACATCGGGACAAATAGCCTCCATCCTACAATCTTGTGATATTAAAGTAGGCGGCGAGATTGATACGCACTTCCTTTTATTCTGCCCCTTCCATTACAATATTCATACCCCTGCCTGTGAGATAGATAAAAGCAACGGTATGTTTATTTGTTTTTCCTGCGGTGAGTCTGGATCTATTATAGATATGGTAATGAGGACAACCAGCAGAAACTATTTTGAGGCTAGCCGACTCATTCACTCAAAAAGAGATGATGTAGATATTGAGCGGGTGATTCAAGAGACTATTGACACTTCATTAGACCACCCTGAATTTGATATACAGACAATAGAAAGACTACATCGTAATCTTTTACAGAGCCCCCGCGCCAAAGAATACTTTTATTCTAGAAACATCACCGATGATTCATTTGCTATCTTTAAACTTGGGTACTCTGATAAACAGGATATGGTTATCGTTCCAGTATTTGATGAATTCAGTAGGTGTCTGGGATTTGTTGCAAGATCGGTAGAGGGAAAGTCTTTTAAAAATAGTGTTGGTCTACCAAAGAGCAAGGTGTTGTTTAATCTTAATAAAGTAAAGAGATCATCTATTGTAGTAGTTGAATCATCTTTTGATGTTATTAGATTGAACCAGGCAGGTTTTGCAGCAGTAGCAACCCTTGGGGCTACTGTAAGCCGCACACAAATTCACTTGCTTCAGCAGTATGCAAAGAGTATTATTGTGTGTCCCGACGCAGATGATGCGGGCAGGAAGATGGTGGATAAAATCGTCGGCGGGGTGAAAAATAAGATCATAGAGGTAGTATCTCTCTCAGGAGCCAAAGACGTTGGAGACCTATCTGATCAGGAAATGAAAGATTTATTTAACAAATATTCTGGAAATACTTTAATTTTAGCGGTATAATATATAGATCGGCCCACTTATAGGGTCAAATACTTCTAGGAGAAATGATATGTCAGTTATCACAGGTTTAAAGAATATCAAGAGTAAGATGGAGCGCCCCCAAATGGAAGAAGGCGCACGCGCTCGCTGGCTTAAGTTAGAAGATGGTCAGAGCGTAAAGATTCGTTTTGTCAATGAACTAGATCCCGATTCACCTAATTATGATAAGAATCGTGGCCTTGCTATTGTTGTAGCAGAGCATACTAATCCAAAGGACTACCGTCGCAAGGGTCTGTGCAGCCTGGATGATGAAGGCCGCTGCTTTGGATGCGAGATGCATCGTAAGGACCCAAAGGCTGGCTGGAAGGCTCGCCTGCGTTTCTACACAAACGTCCTTGTTGATGATGGCACAGAACAGTACGTTGCAGTATGGTCACAGGGCGTGGGGCAGAAGTCTCCTGCTACGAACATTCTTATTGAATATGCTGGTGATACTCAGTCAATTAGCAACCTTCAATGGCGTCTAAAGAGATCTGGAACGGGAACTCAGACAAGTTATACCCTCATTCCGCTAGCACCAGATACAGAGAAGTTTGACTGGACAGGCGTAGATCCCTTTGATCTAGAAAAGGTCGCGGTTCGCCAGGTATCCTACCCAGACCAAGAGGCATTCTACATGGGTCTAGACGTAGACACAAGTTCAAGCACATCAGTTGATTGGTAAATAACCTTGATTGTTGAGTCGGCAGTAGGATATACTCCTACTGCTTACTCATTTATTGGAGATAAATGTTTCATAATCATCACTCACATTCATTTTATTCGCTCCTAGATGGATACTCTTCACCAGAAGAACTGGTGAAAAGGGCGGCGGAGGTTGGAATGTCTGCCCTTAGCATTACAGACCATGGCACTCTGAGCAGCCATAGAGATCTAGTAAAAGCATCGGGAGAGCATGGGGTAAAGCCTATCCTTGGTCTAGAGGCATACTTTACTACAGATAGATTAGACAAACGTTCTCGCAAAGAGAGAACTCCAGATGATCAGGTGTATAACCATCTTATTATTCTAGCCAAGAATGATAGAGGGTTAAACAATCTTAACAGATTGTCGGAGAACGCCTGGGAGGAAGGATTCTTTATTAAGCCCCGCACAGATTTCGATATGCTAGAGAAGTTTGGTAGAGATCTTATCATTTTGTCTGGATGTATGAATGGAATGATAGCGAAGGCTATTGAGAATGATAATGAAGCGGCGGCCATTCAGTATGCTAAGTGGCATAAAGATGTATTTGGTGATGACTTTTACATGGAGATTCAGCCACACAATCCGGCCAGCCTTAATCACTCCCTCCTTAATCTTGCCGATAAATTGAGCATTAAGCCAGTCGTTACATTGGATTGTCACTTTGCTTCTCCAGAAGATAGAATTGCAGAAGAAATCATGCTTATCCTGGGCACGCATCCCAAAGCCCTCAAGGAGGCGGACTTCAATAAGAGTCGAAAGATTAAGAATTTAATAGAACGTTTAGACTATATTTACGGTGATCGTCAAATGTCATTCAAGGATTTAGACATTTGGCTTATGGGGTATCAAGATGTAAAGACTAGAATGCTGGCTCAGGGAATTGAGCGGGAAGATATCTATGAAAATAGCATTGAGATTAGTGAGAAGATCGGACAATACGACATTAAATTTGGGGTTGACCTACTTCCCGTAAGCCATAAAGATCCTGACGCAGAACTTAAGCAACGTGTGATGGACGGTCTGAGGCAGAGAGAACTTATTGAGCCAGAGTATCTTGAGCGGGCCAAAGAAGAGTTAGAAATTATTAGTAATAAAAGTTTTTCCTCCTACTTCTTAGTGGTATTTAATATGATTCATTGGGCCAAGAGTCAGGGCATCATGGTGGGTCCTGGAAGAGGATCTGCCGCAGGAAGTCTCGTATGCTATGCGCTTGGCATTACTGAGATTGACCCGATAAAACATAACCTTATTTTTTCTAGATTTATTGACTCTGGGTATGTTGAGTACAACTGTCATTTTCAAAAACTATGATATAATGTAGACATGGATTTAGAAGAAGCGGTTAAATTATATTCAAGTGGTTTATCAGGGCCAGAACTTTCTCGAAAATACGGTGTTAATATAGATAAATTATATAAAGAACTAAAGGTTCGTGGGCTAACTAGATCCCATCGTGAAAAATCTCTAAAATATAGTTGTAACGAAAAATATTTTAACCAAATAGATAACCCTACAAAAGCATATTGGTTGGGATATATGTGTGCAGATGGATATCTTACAAGAAGTCGGTATGGGTATTTGTCGGGAGTTACATCAAAGGACGGAGATCATCTAGAAATTTTTAAAAAAGATATAGAGGCAACTTATCCAATAAAAAAATATAAGACAGAAACTACTTATGGCGAAACAGAATATTATAGATTACTCATAACTTCAAAAGACCTGTTTGATGGATTAAATAATAATGGTTGCATAGAAAATAAAAGTAAAACTTTGTTGCCTCCAAAAATAGACAAAAGCCTTGAACGTCATTGGATCAGAGGGTATTATGATGGTGATGGCTCAATTAGAAAAAGTAAGTTATCTAAAAGCGGATTTGGTCTATCGGTTCTTGGAACTAAAGATGTTATTTCTTGGATAAAAGAAAGGGTCGGCGGATCTCAATGGTACGATTCTATAAAAGATATATGGTATCTAGATACAACACTAACTTTAGAGGTATTGGACTTTTTATATGATAACTCAGACAGATATCTTGAAAGGAAATTTGATCGAGCGGTTCTCGCAAGAAACAAACTTCTTGGAACTTCTTAATCATTTTAACAATTCAGCAAGAAAATACAATAAAGATTGGGCTGCTGACGAACTATATGTTATTGGTAGGTTGGGCCTATCAGAAAAATTCTTGTCTATGATTGGTGAAAAATACTCAAACAAGAATAACTCAACTGTCGCCTATGTCCTTTGTATAACAGATGATGAGCCAAAGGATTATCCAAGTATTGTATGTGACCGTGGAAGAATGGACGCGGCTGACATTGATACTGACTATGAAGATCGCCGCCGTGGAGAGGTAAAGGACTACCTCATTGAGGAATATAAGCATGTTGCCTCTATCGCAACATTTAATACTTTCAGGGACAAGGGGGTCGTGAGGGACGTTGCAAGAGCCTTCAACATTCCGCTGTCGGAAGTAAACAAAGCATTGAAAGGTATTGAAACATGGGAAGAATTTATCCGCACTCCAGGCACCAAAGACTTCAGGGACAGATACCCAGAGGTAGTAGAGTACGCCGACAGGCTGCGTGGTCGAATTCGTGGTACTGGTTTGCACGCTGCTGGAATCGTTACATCTAAAACAGACATATCTTCCTACGCGCCGATTGAAACGAGAAAAGATTCTCACAGCGACAATAGGATTCCTGTGGTTGCGGTGGATATGGATCAAGCGGCTGAGATTGGCCTGATTAAGATTGATGCCCTTGGCCTCAAAACTCTTACCGTTGTTAAAGATACGATAAACAGTATCAAAGAGCGTAAGGGTGTAGACATTGACTTAAAGAAAATTCCTATGGATGACCCAGAGGTTTATGCCGACATAAGTGCTGGATTTACCAAGGGTGTGTTTCAGGCAGAAGCGACTCCATATACTAATCTTCTTATTAAAATGGGGGTAAGTAATCTTAATGAACTGGCCGCCTCAAATGCTCTGGTCCGCCCTGGTGCCATGAATACCATCGGTGCTGACTACATTAAGAGAAAGAAGGGGCGGCAAGCAGTATCCTACATCCACCCCATTCTTAAAGAATTTACAGAAGATACTTATGGGTGTATTCTTTACCAAGAGCAAGTTATGCAGGCGTGCGTTTATCTGGGCGGCATGACAATGACGGAAGCCGACAAGGTAAGAAAGATTATCGGAAAGAAGAAGGATGCAAAAGAATTCGACCAGTTCAAGGATAAATTTATTTCTGGCGCTTCACAGCACATTTCTAAGGAAGCCGCAGAAAAACTCTGGCTTACATTTGAGGCCCATGCTGGATACTCCTTTAATAAGAGTCACGCTGTTGCCTATTCTACGCTATCTTATTGGACGGCGTGGTTAAAGAGATACTACCCAACAGAGTTTATGTTCTCTCTATTAAAGAATGAATTAGATAAAGATAAGAGAACAGACTACCTCATTGAGGCCAAGAGAATGAACATCAAGATTCGCTTGCCACACATCAATGAATCTGGTGAGGACTTTACTCTAGAAGGGGATGCTATCAGATTTGGTTTAGGAAATATCAAGTATCTCTCTGCTGGAATTTCTAAGAAGATTATTGCTAAGAGGCCGTTTAACTCATATCAAGAGTTCATAGAGTTTACGACAAAGAAGGGCTCTGGGGTAAATAGTCGTGCGGTAGAGGCGTTAAATAGAATTGGTGCGGCGGCATTTGAGGATAATCCCAGATCTGGAAATGAGCGAGAATATCTTTATGAATATCTTAATGTTCCAGAGTTTGTTACAAATATCCCTAGGTGGGTGGAATCATATTTCCGTCCATTAGAAGATTATGATGAAAGCGGAGCCTTCATCGTAATGGCTATGGTGAAGTCAATCAAGCGCGGTGACGGCTGGAGCAGGATTGAAATTGTCGATAAGACTGGCAGCGTGGGGGTATTTCACAACGCAGATACAGTAATTGAGCCAGGTAAGATGTACATATTCCTTATTTCAGACAATAGGATTCTTTCCTATCTACCGCCAGATTCTCTTGACTCATCTAATAGTTCTTTTGTACAATTTCTAAAGGCAAAGACTATGGTCCTTGGCCCCGACGAATATTTTGTCGTGGATATGGAGGCCAGGAAAACAAAGAAGGGTGACAAAATGGCTAATGCTGTTCTCGCCAATGAAGATAAAGATCTCATGTCCATAGTAATTTTCCCCACAATGTACGCGGAGGCAATTGCAAGAATGAAGCCAGGAACTAATTGCCGACCGATATTTTCAGAAACTTCATCTGGCGCTACTACATTAAAAGGTTTTATTAGATGAATTTAGATAGATTATCTGCACAATTACACGAAACGGCGGTAGAAAAAGGATTCTGGGACCCACTAGGGTATTTACCAGAGGATGAAAAGTTTATTTTTTATGCAAAACAAATTGCTATGATCCATTCCGAAGCAACAGAGGTTTTAGAAGCCTTAAGAAAGTCTAGGGGGCATGATCAGGTGGTGGAAGAGTTGGCGGACATTATTATTAGAGTTTGTGATTTGTATGAAGGTCTTAGGCTTAATGGAGAGGTACTTTACTCACTAAACAAAACTGTAAGATCTAAGGCAAGGGTAAATAAAGGTCGTCCAAAGTTGCACGGCGTTCGCGGATGATATAATGAAGGCTTACTTTCTGCATGGTTCAGATGGAGAAAAACTTATGGTCATTCGTGGCTATAGTGAAGAACTTATGCAAAGCATCATAGATACTTTGCAACGCTCAAGGGATGAGCGGATAAAAGAATTAGCATATATATTGGAGAGTCATTTTAATGAGCGACATGATGATGGAGGAAGTCCTATCAAGGCTAGACCCAAAGATAAGAAAAATGGTCGGAAGCGCGGCTGACGTTGAAATACATAAACAAAAAACTCCCAGCCTTTCACTAAATGTTGCTCTTAAAGGAGGTTTAGCGTATGGTAGACAAGTTCTTATCTGGGGGAACAAATCGTCAGGTAAGTCATCATTCTGCTTGCAACTTATTGCAGATGCCCAGAAGCAAGGGAAGACATGCGCGTGGATTGATGCCGAACAGTCATATTCTCCTGAATGGGCTGAAAAACTTGGAGTCGATTCCGAAAAACTTATTTATTCGCCAGCAAAAACAATTAACGACATGGTTGACATTGGCACGCAACTTATCCAATCGGGAGTGGACCTCCTTGTTGTAGATTCTATCTCTGCCCTTCTTCCCGCCATCTATTTTGAGAAAGACGGCTCTGAACTTAAACAACTTCAGGATACAAAACAAATTGGCGCGGAGGCGAAGGATATGACTCACGCCGTCAAAATGTTAAACTACGTCAATGATAAGACGCTACTTATCCTTATCTCTCAGCAACGTAATCAGTTTGGATCTATGCACGCCAGTCATATTCCCACGGGCGGAATGGCGGTAAAGTTCTTCTCTAGCACTATCATTAAACTGTGGTCAAGTGAGGCAGAGGCTTCATCTATTAAGGATAAAATTGCAGTAGGAGATAAACTCATCGAACAAAAGGTGGGGCGGCCCGTAAACTGGACAATTGATTACAATAAAACTGGTCCACAATTTATCACAGGATCGTATGACTTTTACTTCCAAGGTGATCATGTTGGAGTAGATCATGTTGCAGACCTTGTTGATACCGCCGAAATGCTTGGAATCATTGAGCGCGGCGGTGCCTGGTATACTGTATTAGGAGAAAGAATTCAAGGTCGTGCCAATGTTATTGCAAGGGCGAGAGAGGATCTTGATATGCAAGAAGAATTAACTAAGTTGGTGTATGAAAAAATATGATAGATCCTAAGGCTTTTATTACCGCCCCAAATAAGTCATCTTCTAGTTTTAAGAAAATTGAGGGCACCTTTTCTTGCCCAGAGCAAGGGTGCTTTGAGGTATCTACTACTGGGGCTTACGATCCTGACAACAAGAAGGTTTACTTTACATGCCCCAACGGGCATGACGGCAGCGCCAGGCTAGTGTATGAGTGAGCGCTCTGAATTAAAAAGGATGGGTGCTAAGTCTCACAAAAATAGTGGGCGTGGACAATATCAAAAAGCAGATGGAAATGTGGATAGGTTTGTAGTAGATATAAAAGAATACAGTAAATCTATATCATTAAATGAAGATATATGGGCAAAGATTGTCACCGACTGCCTAAAAACAGATAACACAAAGAATCCCTTGCTCATGCTAGTAATGGGCAGCGGCGGCAGGAAGACAAGGCTCGCTGTTATTGAGTGGGGTGTCCTGGAAGAATTATTGGAGGAACTAGATGGAAAATACAATTGATCTGATTAATCAAGTATCGGAGTTCACAGACATTCATGATTTTGTCAAAGACGACGGTCTTGATGAGGCTATGGCTGCCATCGTAAAGATTATTTCTAAGCCAGACATTCCTCCCACACAGGCCCTTACACTTATTGCTAAACTCCAGGCATTATCTGCTAAGTTTGGTATTCTTGCTGCATGGTATTCGACGGCGGCCAAAGGACCAACTGGATCTCCAAATAATATTAAAAAGAATGTCTATTATTCCAGTAAGGACGCGCTAGATAAACTTGTAGACTCGCTGAAGTACACAGTAAGGTATAATCTAGGTTAATTATGGCTAAGAATTTAATATCATCCCTATTAAGCAAACCTAAGGATACTAAATTAGACTCCAAGAAGTTTGTTAAGACACTTAACTCTGCATATCAAAACACTAATACCGTCCAAGAGTTTAAGAGAAAGAAAACATTCGCCCCTAGCACTATTGGATATGGTCATGGAACTTGTGCAAGATACTGGTATATAGCATTTAATGGGGCAGAATTTACTGAAAATATCCCCGCCGCCAATATTGCCTCCATGAGATCGGGCACAGACGCACATGAAAGAATTGAAAAACTTATAGAAACAACAGGTCTTCTTAAGCAGCGCGAGCGGGAAATAAAAAGTAATGATCCACCAGTAAGAGGATTCGCTGACGTAGTATTGGAGATAGATGATGAGGAAATTATCGGTGAAATCAAGACAATCAAAGACCAATACTTCATTCAAAGAAAGAGCGAGGGAGTACCTTCTTCAAGTCATTTTCTTCAATTATTAATTTATATGAAAATTGAGGGGGCGGACGAAGGATTTATTCTCTATGAAAATAAGAATGATAATGAACTCCTTGCCATTCCCATTCAGATGAATGAAAAGAATGAAGAGTACATTGACTATGTATTTGAATGGATGAGAGAAGTATATTCATTGTATGAATCTGACACTCTTCCAAAACGTGGGTATACAAAATCTACCTGGACCTGTAAGGGTTGCCCAGTATCCGAAACCTGCCTGGAAAAAGAGGCGGGGGAGGTAAAAGTAGCCAACCTAAAGGTAGGTATAGAGTGAAGAATTGTGCCCATTGTGGTACCGCCTTTGAGTCCAACAAAAAGAACCAAAAATACTGCAACCCCGCATGTTGTAGGCTTGCAACTAATAAAAAGATTATGAGCAAGTATTATGAAAATAAAAGACGGCTAAGTGGGGAAAAAAGATATTGTAATTGTGGACAACTACTAAGTAGATATAATGAAAATAATAAATGCTTCATCTGTGTTGAGGAAGATAGCAAAAACAACAGAGGAAATATACTAGAGGTTATTAATAATGTCGCTAAAAAAACTCATAAAACAAAACGCTAGTACGGTTTTGGGTGTAGACTCATCAACCAATTCCTTTGCCTTTTGTCTATTCGACGGCGAGCCAATTAAATGGGGTAAGATAGATTTTCATGGAAACAACATCTACGATAAAGTAATAGATTGTAGAGATAAAATGCCATTTATCAAAGAAGAAATTAGACCAGATTATATTTGTATAGAGTCCGCCATCATGGTAAAATCTCAGGCGGTGGCGATACATATGGCTATGATTGTTGGCGTACTGATATCTGAATTGGCTATTGATTCTAAAAGAATCATTACTGTGCCGCCCATACAATGGCAATCGTACATAAAAAATAATAATTTAACAAAGGCTGAAAAGGCTCAGATAAAATTAGACAATCCAGGCAAATCAGATAATTGGTACAGAAATTATGCAAGAAATATGCGTAAACAAAAAACTTTAGATTACTTTAACAACATGTTTAACATTAATCTAGAAGATCACGATGTTGGCGATGCTTTCGGACTTGCGTATTACGCTCATAAGAATTTGGTGACACATGGCTAAACTATATGAAAATAAAGCATATCTTACTAAAAGATACGCGGTGGAGAAGAAAAGTCTTGAAGAAATTGCAAAAGAATGTGGCGTAAGCCATCAGACTATCTATAGATATCTGGCTAAGTTTGGATTAATTAGAGACCAAAGGAAGTTAAAAAGATGATTGAAATAGACGTAGATGAAATGTTTAGAACTACAAATAGGGACGCAAAATTTCATCCTATTAATAAAACAGAGCGTGCCGTTCTTGATGAGTGCAATAGGATTGCTAGCCTATTGATTGAAAAAAATAGATCCTATGGTAACTCAGTTTTGGACCCAGTAAATATATTCTCTAAATCCGACAATATTGAAATAATAAAATCTAGAATAGACGATAAATTATCTAGAATAATGCGAGGCAAAGAATATTACGCAGATAACGACCTTGACGATACCATCGGGTATATGATATTATTGAGTATTGCACAAAAGGAGACATGGAAGTAATGCCGCTATACACCTTTACATGCATTGAGTGTGATAAGTCTCATGAGATGCTTTTGAAGATGGAAGAAAGAGACAATGCTATCTGCCCCGACTGTGGATTAAGACTGGTGAGAAGTATTGATTCGCCAGGAATGGTTTGGGCTCCCACCCGTGGTGGAAGTGGATTCGCCACATAACAAAGGAGAGTCATGTCTAGAAAAAGGATTAGTGATTCTGAAGAGCAGCCGTCATACAAAGTTAATCCAGATATCTCAGTATTCTATGAACTCAAGTTTGGAAAGAATATCATTAAGCCAGGAGATTCACTAAAATTTAAAGATGTTCGTGGATCTTTTAAATTTATTAGACTTGCTCACAATGTTAAGAAAGATGTTACTTGGATAGATTGCTACTCTCCGACTACAGGAGAGTATCGTTCGTTCTATGTGGAAAAACTTAAGGGTGTTGTCCATGCAAAGAAAAGTATTAGGAAGAAGATGAATGTCAACTGATGTAGTTCTTGCGGAGCGGTGGGAAAAAATTAATAAAGTGGTGGATGTATTCCTTAAAGGGACTACAAATCCCACCGCCATTGCACGGGCAACTGGATTTAAACGGGCGGAGGTCCAAGAGTATCTTGATGAATGGCGGTCCGTTATTCAAAGTGATAGACAGATTCAAATGCGTGCGAGGGAGGCTTTGTCTGGTGCCGACCGACACTACTCCATGCTGATTGAGGAGGGCTGGGATGTTATTAATCAGACTGGCACAGTTGGAGATCTATCTGGCAAGGCTCGTACAATTAAAATTGTTGCGGAGATTCAACAAAAGCAAATAGATATGTTGCAAAAGGCTGGCCTTATTGAGGATAGCGAAATAGCCCAGCAGATTATTGAGACTGAGCGCAAACAAGAAATCTTAGTGAAAATCCTTAAAGAGGTCGTTGCCGATTGCTCTCATTGTAAGCGAGAGGTTTTCAGGAGGTTAGAAGAAGTTACTGGCAAGGCTGAAGGATTCTAATGTTTGACGATTTTATCTCCGCCCTTGAGGAGGATGAGTTTGAAGAGCATCCCGTAAACATTGAAGAATTTGTTACTAACGAGGATTATCTTCATCTACCACCTCTTTCAGAGTTTCAGTATCAGGCAATTAAGGCAATGACTCAGGTGTATAAAAAGGATACCCTCATTAAATTATATGGCGAAGAAGAGGGCATTAAAAGAAGCCGACAGACATGTAATGAAGTAATTCTTCAACTTGGGAAGGGCAGCGGCAAAGATTATATCTCCACCATCTCCGTCACCTATCTTGTTTATCTTTTACTATGCCTTAAGGACCCCGCCAAATATTTTGGTAAGCCTCCAGGAGACTCTATTGACATTATTAATATTGCCATCAACTCTGAGCAGGCACGAAATGTATTCTTCAAAGGTTTCCGTAAAAGAATCGAAGACTCTCCCTGGTTTGTAGGAAAATATAATATTACCGCCCAAAGCATATCATTTGATAAATCTATTACATGTCACTCAGGTCACTCAGAGCGCGAATCCTGGGAGGGATACAATGTTATCTGCGTGATCCTTGACGAGATCTCTGGCTTTAGCACAGTATCAACAAGCGGTAATGAGCAGGCAAAAACTGGTCAGGCGATTTATGATATGTATAGGGCGTCTGTTGATTCACGATTTCCAGACGTTGGAAAGGTTGTGCTACTTTCATTCCCACGATACCGCGATGACTTTATTCAGCAAAGATACAATGCAGTTATTGCAGACAAAGACGTTATTATCAGATCCCATACATTCAAATTAGATGAAGAACTTGAGGGGGTCAAGGAAAATGAATTTACTATCGAATGGGAAGAAGATCAAATAAATGCCTACAAGTATCCTAAAGTTTTTGCACTTAAAAGACCGACCTGGGAAGTAAATCCCACAAGATCAATTAATGATTTTAAGATTGCCTTCTATAACAACCCTGTCGATGCTCTTGGAAGATTTGCCTGTATGCCGCCAGACGCAGTAGATGCATTCTTCAAGTCTAAGGAGAAGATCTTAACTTGCTTTAATCAGCCAATGAATGGTGTTGATGATGATGGAAGGTTCAAGGATTGGTTTATTCCACAGGATGAAAAGGAATATTACATCCACGTTGACCTTGCACAAAAGCATGACCATTGCGCCGTTGCCATGTCCCATGTCGATCGCTGGGTGCAGATTAAAAACTTTATGAGCCATAATGTTGTTAGCCCTATCGTTGTAGTAGATTGTGTAAGATGGTGGACTCCAACATCCGATAAGTCTGTAGATTTTTCTGAAGTTAAACAGTTTATCATTGACCTTAGATCTCGCGGATTTAATATTAAAAAGGTTACATTTGACCGCTGGAATTCACACGACATTATGACAGAATTAAGAATGTCGGGAATGGATACAGAGACTTTATCTGTTGCTAAAAAACACTATGATGATATGGCAATGTTGGTGGGAGAAGAAAGAATCATTGGGCCCAGTATCAAACTTCTTACCGACGAACTATTGCAACTAAGAATAATTCGTGATAAAGTGGATCACCCTAGAAAGGGAAGCAAAGATCTTTCAGATGCAGTATGTGGATCAATTTATAACTCTATTTCTAATACCCGAAAACAATCTCAAGAGATAGAGATTGAGGTACATACATATAAACAATTTATTAGAGACCAGCGAAAAGAAGAGGCGGATAAAAATATTATTAAGCCTCCCCCCGCGAGTCCAAATACTATAGATGACTATATTCAGTCGATAGGGATGGTCTAGTATGGATATGAATGAAGAACTTATACAAATAATGCTTGAGCGTGGGTACATTGAGGTGGTAGGATATAATCCTGTTGGAGATCCAGTATATAAGGTAACCCCATTGTTCTATGAAGAGCAGGAGGAACTTGTAGAATGGATGCGACAGATGGATTCAGATATACTGAATTCTTTGTGGTTTAAAGGATTCATAGATTTAAAGATGGATGAAGATGGAAATGCCTTCATCTACCTTACTGATAAATCGGAGGGCTGGGTTCAATCGGATGAACTTACTGAAGATGAAAAATCTATGATGTATCTCATTTATAGCACAGGAGCCTACAATGGAGGTAAATGGAATGGTGGATATCCCGACCCAGGATACAAGAAACGTAATTGATTATTATAAGGAATGGGAGAATGATCAAATCAAGGCGGACCTAGATACCCGCCGCCTCCCATTTGCAGTTGGTTTTGAAAACGTTTCTGGTGACTTTAATAAAGCATCTGGCATTCGTAATAGTAATGCTTTCATGGCTAAAGAGTCTTGGATTATTGGAAATAAGAAGTGGGATCGACGCGGAGCGGTAGGAACTCATAACTATATTCATCTTAAGTACGCCCCATCACTAGATCATATTTATCTTAATGAGCCTCACATCAGAGACATGCGTTGGGTGGCGGTGGACAATGTTCCTGGTGCTACCCCCATCACTGAATATGAGTGGAATCCAAATACTTTCATGATCTTTGGAGAAGAGGCAAGAGGTGTAAGCCCCATGGGTCTTGGAATGGCAGATGACGTTGTAATGATTCCACAACTTGGTAGTGTTAGAAGCCTTAATGTTAGTGTCGCAAGCGGTATCGTAATGTATGACTATGCGACAAAACTTGGAATGCTATAATTAATCATGGAAGTATGCTCATTCTGTGGGAAAAGCGCCAAATGGTCTGGGGAAAGAAAGTCTACTAGATTATATGTATGCGATATACACTTTAAGGCATATTACATAAATTTTTCAGATTGGAAGAGATTAGATGGCTGAATCATATGTGCCAACAGACTCTATGGCTTCTAATGCCCGCCGTGGCCTTGCCATGCGCGACGAATTTAATCGTGGAGGAACGGCAGTAGGAATTGCACGCGCTAGAGACATTGCAAACAAAAAGAATTTAAGTGAGTCTACTGTATTAAGAATGCATTCATTCTTTAGCCGCCACGCCGTTGACAAAAAGGGCAAGGGCTGGAAACAAGGTGAAGAAGGATACCCATCCAATGGTCTTATTGCATGGCTTTTATGGGGCGGAGATTCAGGAAGATCCTGGGCGGAATCAAAAAGAAATGCAATTATGAGAAGAAGAGAGCAATCCAATAAAATGTGGAAAGGCTCCGCTTTCGATATAACAGAATAGACCCCGATGTGCCAGCAATGCCGAGTTACGCGGTTGATTCCAGTATGAAGTTAGTCAAACGTGCAGAACTTAGGATGGTTATGTTACTCGCTGGCACATCGGTCTATGGCGCGTAGTTCAACTGGCAGAACATTCGGCTGTTAACCGAAGGGTTGGAGGATCGTACCCTCCCGCGCCAGCATGGAAATACATTCAGATGATGAGTGTCAAAAATATTGGCGGGAAGTATTTGCCTCCCAGATAGAAAAAACAATAAACTCTTATCATCTAGAAGAAAAAGACAATGATATGGATCGAATTAGATGGTTCCTTGAAGGATTAAGGTATGCCTCTATGATTATTAGATGGGATGATGAGTGAGACTGATCACAAAAGTCGTTTAAAATTTGACCATTTACCAATACCCTGATAAGATAAATATACCAACCCACAAGGAGGATATAATGAGAGCATTAGGTCATTATTTTTCTGAGATTTTTAGAGGTGCCACAAGCAAAGCCTCTGGAATCCAGGCAGATTGGGACAAGGCTAGGAGAGATGCTTCTAGATTTGGTCCCTCACATGTCGCAGAGATTGATGCTATTTTTTCAAGAAGCGCATAATCATTGACACCCGCCCACGATTACTATATTATTAGTGTCGTGGGCAAGTCATTTATAGAAAAGGATTAATATGAAGAAGATTGTTGTCGCCGCCGCGATTTCTGCGGTGGCCCTAGTAGGCTGTACGTCACAGTCGGAGCCAGCCCCAACAGTAACTATTACTGAGCAGATCCCAGCACCTAGCGCCGATGACGGAGTGGTGACCAATTCTCAAAAATTTGTAGAATTTGTTAGAGAGAATGGTGGGGTCTACGGAGAAATTGCTAATGAGTCTGATTTGATTAGTCTAGGAAATACTATTTGTGAAGGATTTTCCGGAGGTCTTTCCGAAGATGAAATTACTCAGGTTCTAGCACAGGCTCTCATTAATAACAATATGGGAAATGACGATGGCGCTAGATTTGGCGCGGCACTTATTGTGGGTGCTAGAACATATTTATGCGTTGTGACATTCTAATGTCATACTTTACATTCTACTGTCTAGTAAAATCGGGCGGTAGGTATGTGATGAAACCACACATAAATATATACAACAACATGATAGAAATTATTAAATGGGATAAAAATGTATACCTATAGTGCAGAAGTTATTAAAATTGTCGATGGCGACACGGTAGATCTTAATATTGATCTAGGTTTTCATGTAACAATTGCTAAAAGGGTGCGATTGTCTCTTATTAATGCCCCCGAAAGATTTACTGAACTTGGCAAAAGATCTACTGAGTTTTTGTCAAAGACTCTACCCGTTGGATCAATCGTTACTGTTAAAACTCAATTAGATAAAGATGACAAGTATGGTCGGGTACTAGGAGAAATTTTTACTACCGACCAAATATCTAGCATTAATAAATTAATGATTGATAGCGGTCATGCAGAATATTACAAATAATTGACTTATAGAACTTCCTACTGTAAAGTAGAATGATGTTGCCGCCAAAGGAGGTCAATATGACGACAAAAAACCAATTTGGAATGGCAATAGACTGGATTGCCGCAATAGTTCTCGCAATCACGTTTATTGCAGCACCAAGTATGGCGTATGCTAAGTCTGCGCCCCTGGCGGAAAATGCAGGAACTCCTGTCACCGCTGATAGTTTAGAAAGAGCAGCAAATAAAAAGAAGGTCTGGACGTTGCCATCTAGATGCAACGACAAGGCTTCTAAAATTCTTTTTAAGGCAGGGTTTACAAAGCCTGGAATGCTTAGAGGGATGTGGGCAATCACATGGAGAGAGTCTAAGCATCAGAACTTAGATGAAAGTTCACCGTGGTATACAGGTGCTCTGGGATGGGCCCAAATCCAGACTAGCGCTTGGTCAGGAAAATCATGGTGGTCTAGGTCTGCAATGTTAGATAGATATCAGCAAGCGGTCATTGTCAAGAAATATTTCTTTGACGAAGGCCTTATGCATAACTGGGGATATGGATATTCACATAAAAATGATTCATGGTATGTAGATGCAGGAATGTACTATTCTTTATGGGGGTCATCAAGAACATATGCCTGGGTCATTGCACCATTCAATACTGGATGGTCTTTATTCCCCAAGAAATGCACGCCAAAGAAAGTTTAACGTAGTAATATATGTGGCGGGGGCAAATAAACCATTGCGGCAACAGCCCCCGCTACATCTACTTAATGGAGATTAAATGAGGATAGGATTTCTTTCGACAGACTGGGGGGACCATAGAGAAGGTCAGCCTGGTGGATGCACCAACGTAAGAATGATGATTCCCGCCCACAATCTTAATCAAATAGGACACCAAGCAATTGTTGGTGAAATTGGATGGAAAGAGGGCGAGGGGTTCGTTGCCCTTAAACCCTATGAAAGATTAAAGGCTGGCAGAATTGGTGTTATTAAAAACTATGATTGGTGTTTCGATAAATTAGATGTAGTAGTTCTTAAACTTTTTATGCATAAGGATGCTCCTAAATATATTGAAGAGGCTAGAAAACTTGGTCAGACCGTCATTATTGATACGGACGACCACTTTGAAGAACTTCCAAAAGATAACTTAGCATTCATTACTACCGACCCAGAAAAGAATCCTGATAATAATAGACAGCATTTAATATCTACATATTCGGCGGCAGACGGCATTATTGCTAGCACTAAATTCCTTGAGAAAAGAATGCAGCAATATAACGATACCGTGTATCGTGTACCAAATTCATTAGATCCAAAAACATTTATTTACAGAATGGATCTTGCTGGTAATAAGCCTACTATTGGCTGGGTCGGAATTATGATGTGGCGGGTCAATGACTTAGTTGAAGTCTCTGGTCCAATTAAAACTATCATAGAACAGAATGACTTACGATTTCATCATACAGGAATAATGTTAGATAAGCCAAAGTGGGCGGCGCAGGCTTTAAATATTGATCCCGATAGGCTTACTGGATACACAGGGGCTCGCCCCCAATACTATGGAAATGTATTCATGCCAATTGATATCGGAATCGTTCCACTACACCCAAGTCCATTTAATGAGGCAAAGAGTAATCTTAAGGGACTAGAATATGCATTGTCTGGCATACCCTTTATTGCATCTAGCACGCAAGAGTATCGTGACCTAGTGGCATCTGGAGCAGGACGGGTGGCGAAAAATAATAAAGAATGGCTAAAATATTTAAAACAACTGTTAGATCCAGAGGTAAGAGAATTTGAGCGGCAGAAAAATTATAGAGTAGCCGTAGAAAATTACAATATATTTACAGTTAAATACAAATGGTCGGAGGCCATAGAACTTATTGACATGAAGGCGAAGGCTTCTAAGTTAGAAAAAATTCCTTTGCTTAAGGTATAATAGATTTAGAAAATGCTTGGGAGGCTTTAGTTATGCCATATGATATTAGACAAAATTACCGTGGAAAGTCTGGATATTCTGTAGTAGGTCCAGATGGTACCGTTCGCGGTACTCATCGTACTCGTAGCGAAGCGGTAGATCAACAGCGCGCACTCTACGCCGCTGAAGCAAGATCTAAGAAAGACATTTCTAAGGCAGAACATAACCTATATGAACAACTTTCTGCCGCAGAAAAAGAATTTCATGACTCCCTTGTGACTATTGCAGATAATTATGGTCCCCTAGATGCAGAGGAGACTGGTATTTGGATTGGCTACGAGCCTGCTGCTCAGAATACCGATGCCTCCATTGGAGTTATGTGTGGCAATTGCTCCCTGCACTTCGAAAAAGAGGGTGGCGGTATAGGATGCATGATCCTTTCCTACGAGATTGAAGAAATGGGTAAATGCCGTTTAGCCGTTATTCCCCCTGGATATGTCGATGTAAACAAAAACATTTGGGGCGGTAGATTCGCGTGAAATTTGTCTCCCCGTTTAATCCTGTACATCTAGAGTCCGATCCATCGGCTGCAGTAGATGGAGATTTATATTTTAATTCATCTAGTAATGTGTTCCGATACCATTTTTCTGGATCTTGGGCATCCCTCTATACTACACTTGACTCACAGAAAAAAGTATTTAATTTTGGGGGAGATGGTGTATTAAATTTTACAGAATCAATTAATGAGTCTCATCAAGATAGTACTGTAATTGCTACATGTACGGCATCCTGCACGATTTTACTTCCAGATGATTCAGTATTAGATTTACAAAAAGGTTTCAGGTTTACTTTAGTTAGAGGTGGAATAGGTAAAGTTAATCTTGGAGAAGATTATTTATTATTTTACCCCGATCCAAATTACTTAAATGCCAGGTGGCAATCTATTGATGTTATAAAAATTGGTCCAGATTCATGGATTATAGATGGGGAATTTCCCGACATATATTAAGGATAATAATGAAAATTCTTGTTTATGGGAACAATAAGTTCTCAGATTATGATACTTTTACCCGCGCCGTTGTCGTGGCGATTGACAATAATGTCACAGGAAACGATGATAAAATTGATATTTATACCGCTGGACCTTATAAGATTAATCAGTTCGCCGCCGAATTTGTTAATAAAACAGAGGGATTCTTTCGTCAGAAAGGAATCAAGTCGCGGTTCTATCGTGTATTAAAGAACGATGTTGCAGAAAACTTTGACAACTACGACCTTGATAGTGTAGTATATTTATCAACGAAGCATGACCGCTCAGAAATATTTGATGTTGTAATTTCTGAGGCGGAGAATAATAATGTTCCCGTAAGCATATACAAGGTATAGGAGAAATAATGAGGATTATCAAAGGAGCAGGTCGCCGTATCTAAGCGCGACCAAGCATATCTTTCAGTAGCATCGTATCTAGCATCTCAGTCAGACTGTCGAATGAAGCATGGATCTGTGATTGTAAAGGGTGGAAGAGTTATTTCAACAGGAATAAACAAGGATAGAAGTCACCCTCGCATTGTATCTAGTGAACACATTAAAGATCATTGCTCCGTTCATGCAGAAATTGATGCAATGAAGAAGGCAAAAGATGTAAGTGGTGCAACCATTTATGTTGCCAGGGTAAATAAGCGCGGGGAAGCCAGAGATAGCCGTCCGTGCAAAAGATGTTACGAAGCAATAAGACAAAATGGTATTAAAAAGATTGTTTACACAACAAGTGAGGAATAATGAGCCAGGTATTTATTGATTACAACACCGCCCATGAAATTGTAGATTCCAACAGCAATCTATTTTGGGACGGTTGGACAATTGTGGACTGGAAGCCACTCAGGGACGGCTTTTATAAGAAGCATGGAATGTTCCGCTATGGAAAATGGGGAGTGTCTAGAAAATACTACCCAGGCAGTAACGGATGGAAAGTTCCTGCTAAATATGTGGGTAAGTGAAGCGCTCTGTGCGGGAACAGACACAGAATTATATTTTGATAAGTATGAATTAGATCAAGATACCGCCAAAGAAATAGATAGGTTATGTCTATCGTGCCCCGTTGTCAAAGAGTGCTTTGACTATGGGGTAAAGACAGAATCTTTTGGAGTCTGGGGCGGTGTATTCCTAAATGATGGTAAACTAGATAATGTAAGAAATTCTCATAAAACTCAAGATGTTTGGGAGAGAGTTTTGGATTTGATATCTGAGGGAGAAGGCCTTGATCTATGACCCACTAGTTTATAAAATATTAAAGGAACATAAGCCCCCGTATAATATCATTGTCGATATCGTTGAAACCCCAAAATTTATAGCGCTGAGAGTATATGAAAATGAGGTTATGTCTTTATCCAAGGACAAGCAAATGATTGTCATGGAGTATTTGTATAAATTAAAGGGGCTAGTAGAGAAATTTGGATACGCCTGCGATTTTCAAGGTGTACCAGGAGACCCACCAAGGACAGTATGATGGGTTTAGTCTGGATAGAATCTGAAAGATGCTGGGGCAAGGTATTAAATTATTACGCAGACTTTTGTCTTGTAAAATATCATAAAGATGGTATAGACTTTGAAGAGATTATAGAAAATGAAGATCTCACAGATGTAAGAGAAATGGGCATTGATTATGAGTCTGAATGAAGCGATTTGCTTTGATGATGTTCTTCTAGTTCCACAGCATAGTGACATAGATAGCAGAAAAGATATTAATTTAACTATGACCGCAGGTAATCTAAAATTAGATCTACCTGTTATTGCCGCCCCAATGGATACAGTATGTGGTGATGAGATGGCTATCACTATGTCAGAATACGGTGGCCTCGGTGTAATCCATAGACACCAGCCACTCAATGATCAGATAGAAATGATTTCCAGAGTATCTTATTTCCTTCACCCAGCATTTGGTTCTATTGGTATTACTTCAGACTACATGCTTGACGCCAAGAAACTTATTTCTGCTGGCGCTGTGGGGCTGTGTATTGATGTTGCCAATGGCCACAACCATCGCGCTATTGAGGCCGTTCGTAATCTTAAATCTGAGTACGATATTCATGTGATGGTTGGCAACGTGTCCACGCCCAGAGGATTCTTTGATTTAGAAAACGCTGGTGCAGATAGTGTAAGAGTTGGTATTGGTGGTGGATCAATGTGTACCACTAGAATTGTAACTGGACACGGGCTGCCAACACTACAATCTATTATTGATATCAATGAGCAGCGCAAAAGCAAGAAGTGTGCTGTTATTGCCGATGGTGGAATTAGAAATAGCGGCGATATGGTAAAGGCTTTTGCTGCAGGAGCAGATTTTGTTATGGTGGGGTCGATGCTTGCAGGGACAAAAGAGTCTCCTGGAGAAATTGTCAATGGCAGGAAGATGTTCCGTGGCATGGCGTCTAAGTCTGCTCAAGAGGATACTCGCGGATATATATCAGTAATTGAGGGGGCTGAGACAACAATTCCCTATAAAGGGTCTGTTCGCACTATCCTTAAAGATATTATCGGTGGATTAAGGAGTGGATGCTCCTACTCAGGTGTAAGAAATCTTGGAGATCTTAATCTTTTTTCTGAGATGAGGAGAGTATCTGTTAATAGCGTTCTAGAGAATAGGCCGCACGGGGCTCATGAAACTGTTTAAGCGTAAAAGTATTGAAGAAATAAAGCAGCCTCAAGAATACTACTGCTCAAATCTGCAATGCTTTAATGAAATAGCAAAATTCAGCCCACTTTACGACCTTCTTACAGAAGAAGCGCAACATAAAGAGGCGTATAATTATTGTTTTACCTGTATAGTTGAAGGAATGACGGAATGAAAAAGGCTTTAATTACTGGAATTACCGGACAAGATGGCTCATATTTGGCAGAACTATTACTAGAAAAAGGCTATGATGTATACGGAATTAAAAGGCGGTCCTCATCAATTAATACAGAAAGAATTGACCACTTATTCGACCACCCAAATCTTAAACTTATTTATGGAGATCTCACAGATTCTTCATCAGTTATTAAAATTATTAATGATACCAGGCCAGATGAAATATATAATTTAGGGGCACAGAGTCACGTTCAAGTCTCTTTTGAAACTCCTGAATATACTGCCCAATCTGACGCGCTTGGACCACTAAGAATACTTGAGGCTATTAGAATTGCAGGTTTAGAAAATGAAACAAGATTTTATCAGGCGGCTACATCAGAAATGTACGGACTTATTCAAGAAGTTCCACAGTCTGAAACGACCCCGTTCTATCCTAGATCTCCTTATGGAGTAGCAAAACTATATGGTTACTGGATTACAAAAAACTATCGTGAGTCATACGATATGTTTACCTGTAACGGAATTTTGTTTAATCACGAATCCCCCCGCCGTGGAGAAACTTTTGTCACAAGAAAGATTTCTCGTGGACTGGCTGCTATTAAGCATGGAGAATTAGATACTCTACAACTAGGAAATCTTAATGCTTTAAGAGACTGGGGGCACGCCAAAGATTTTGTTAAAGCGATGTGGCTGATGTTGAATGCTGATAAGCCTGACGACTATGTTATTGCAACTGGTGAAGAGCATAGTGTTAAAGAATTTATTGAGGCTTCGGCCCCCTTCTTTGATATGGATATTGAGTGGATTGGGGAGGGCCTAGATGAAAAAGGTGTTGACATAAAAACTGGCAATACTGTGATATCTGTTAATGAAAGATATTTTAGGCCAGCAGAAGTAGATAGATTAATTGGTGATTCTTCTAAGGCTAGGAAAGAACTTGGATGGAAGCAAGATTATTCCTTCTATGATTTAGTCAGGGAGATGTGTCTTGCAGAACTATGATATTACTATTAAGGCGCACCCGAAGGATTACTATAAATTACCGCATGTTATTTCTAGCCTGAAATATTTAAAACCCAGATTTGAAAATATTTATATTGTTTCTCCAGATGGTTATAGACCACAGTCTATATTTCAAGATCAGATAATTACTGTAAGAGATGACGATGTTTATCCAGTTGTGGATAAAAGTAAATTTACATATAGGTACAACTGGTGTTGGGCTAATATGGTATCTTTAACACAAGATTTTACTAAAAACGATTTGTATTTAGATGTTCAAGCAGACAATTTTTTTCTAAATGAAATAAATTTATTTTCAGAGGACGGAAGGCCAAGACTTTTTAAGACTAGTGTTAATTCAAACAATAATACTGTATGGGGGCCATATTTTAATTTTAGTAGGTCGATGTTTAATATAGATAAAATAACTTTAGGGTCTTCATACATTATAGAGTTTATCATGTACGATAAAAATAAATTAAAAAGTTTGTATGCTCCTTATGATAAAGGCGTTATGATAGAAAAATCTTATAGTCAGGTTAATGAAAATTCATATCCTGCAGATCAAGAAATATATGGTAACTTAATAGAAGAAAGATTCTCAGATTCCTATGAGATTGTCCCAGGAGTAGAAACATATTTGGGTGGGGATAAAATCCAGGACAATGATATAGATAGAGTTCTTAACTATGTATCTTTAATAAAATCACAGCACCCTACAGCAATAGCCTGTAGCCATCACACATATTGGATGCCAGAATGGACATAGACAGCAAAATATATGTCGCAGGACACAGAGGCATGGTTGGATCTGCCATTGTAAGAAAATTAAAATCTCTTGGATATAACAAGGTAGTTGTTGATTCCAGAGAAGGAGTGGATCTAAGAAATCAGCAATGGACAAGAAACTTTATTGAACTTCACAAACCAGACTATGTTTTTTTGGCGGCGGCCAAAGTAGGTGGAATAAATTACAATAAAACATATCCAGCAGATTTTATTTATGACAACCTTTCTATACAAAATAATGTTATTCATTCGTCATATGAATTAGGCGTGAAGAAACTTTTATTTCTTGGATCTTCCTGCATTTATCCAAAAGTCTGCCCGCAGCCAATCAAAGAGGGGGCCCTACTGACCTCACCCCTGGAACCTACCAATGAAGCCTATGCCATTGCTAAAATAGCAGGCCTTAAGATGTGTAGAATGTATACTGACCAGTACGGATTCCAAACTGTTTCTCCAATGCCAGCCAATCTTTATGGGCCCAATGATAATTTTAATTCTGAGCAATCCCATGTTATCCCCGCGATGATTAAAAAATTATTAACTGCCGTGGACCAGGAAGAAGAGGAGGTTACATTTTTTGGTGATGGAAGTCCTATCAGAGACTTTATGCATGTTGATGATCTTGCAGATGCGTGCATATTTTTAATGAATGAATACGATGATCCTTCACATATTAATGTCGGCTCAGGTATAGACGTTTCTATTAAACAACTTGCCGAAATAATATCATCAATTGTGCACTACAATGGAAAAATTATTTGGGACACATCCAAGCCAAATGGATCTCCAAGAAGAACCCTTGACACATCTAAGATGAATGCGATAGGATGGTATCCAAAGACCTCTCTAATTCAGGGTCTTGAGGACACCATTGACTGGTATAAAAGAACAGGTGGACAGCGTGAATTATAAATGGCCCTTGATGAAAGAAACTATTACCTACTCAGATAGACTTAAGATGATTAAGTTTATCGCCACCACCAAAAAATTTACCAATGGCGAGATGGTAAAAAGATTTGAGTCTGAGTGGAATGAATGGCTTGGATCTCAGCACTCACTATTCGTTTCATCTGGTTCTACTGCAAACTTTTTATTGCTGGCGGCAGTAAAAGAATATTTAGGTCTAAAGGACGGAGATAAAGTTCTTGTCCCTGCCTGTACATGGATGACAAATGTTGCCCCAGTAATTCAACTAGGCCTTAGCCCAGTATTTTGTGATATCAATTTAGATAATCTGTCCTTTGATAAAAAGCATATGGAGTATCTATCAAAACAAAATCCAGATATTAAATTAGTATTCAGCACACATTTATTAGGATTTCCTTCGTGGCCTACAGACACTATCAAAGAATATTTTCCTAATGCAGTTGTCATAGACGACGTTTGCGAATCTCATGGTGTATCTGTCGATGGTAAAAAGGTGGGGGAAAATAGTGTAGGGGCAACATTTAGTTTTTATTTCGGCCACCACATGACAACTATTGAGGGCGGAATGGTTTCTACCAGGAATGAAGAACTGTACGACTTGATGAAGATGAAAAGAAGTCACGGAATGTCTAGGGAATCTATTAATCCTGAGTTTTATAACAATAAATATCCATCAATGGACCCATCGTTCCTATTTGTTACCGATGGATATAATTTTAGAAATCATGAAATTCCTGCAGTACTAGGATCATCTCAACTAAAAAGACTTGATAAAATGATTCGTAGGAGGCAGGACAATTATAAAAAGTTTCTTGATATCCTCTCTCCACATTTAGATAAATTCTACATGCCGTATACTGGAACTGGAAACAGCAACTTTGCATTCCCTCTAATATCTAAAGATACAGATGTTTTTCAACTTCTTAAAGAAAGGTTGGATCGGAGTGGCGTAGAGAGGCGCCCTGTAGTTAGTGGCAATCTACTATCTCATCCATTCTTAAATTCCTATAGACTTGATTATCCCTTTAATACCTACCCAAATGTATCAATACTACAAAATCGCGGGCTGTATGTTGGAAATAATCATTTCGTGGGCGATAAGGAAATATCTATGCTTAAGGATGTGTTGGACTACCTATGAGTAAAGCGTTAGAAGACAACGATTTTTTGGATAATCTAAAAGACAAGTGGAATTTTTATATAGATGGAGAAATACTTTCTTGTAACACTCCAGATGAAAAAAATATTGGCTATCTAATAGAGTCTAAGACAATTATTCCATCTGTTTATGTAGATTTTGTCATTCATTGGGAAGAATTAATAGATAATTTTAAATATATATTTACACCAGATAGAAGTCTAGTAGAATATCATGAAAAAATTAAATGGGCCCCAGCGTCTTTTGTTTGGATTAAAGAGCCAAGGCTGTACGAAAAAACTAAACTAGTGTCAATGATTTCTTCTAATAAAAACTTCTGTGAAGAGCACGCAAAAAGGCGGGAACTCATGGAAGTAATGTTAAGAACTGGCCTGGTTGATATGTATGGCAGATCAATTAATCCTATAGATCATAAAGAGCAGGGCCTGTGCGACTACATGTTTTCAATAGCAGTAGAAAATGCTAAGTACTCTGGAAACTTTACTGAAAAGATAATGGACTGTTTTGCTACTGGTACCATCCCAATTTATTCTGGTGACCCAGACATAGACAAGGTGTTTAATCCCAAAGGCATAATTACACTTACAGATAATTTTCACCCATCACTTCTTAATGAAGAAGTTTATTATGAAAGAATGGATGCTGTACAAGAGAATCTAGAAATAGTAAAGCAGTTTTGTAGCATACAAGATTGGATTAATGATAAATATTTAAAGGAATTAGAATGAATCCTTTAAAGTGCGTAGTAGATTCATATAAAAAATACTTTGGTGATACGGCTAATACTATTATAGAGATAGGTTCTAGGGATGCTAAAGATGCATACTACTTATCTCAAATGCTTAACTCTCAAAGGGTTTATACCTTTGAGGCTAATCCGTTCTGCCATAAAGTCATAGAATCTAACTACCCAGAATTTCATAACATTCTTGGGGCGGTATCAAATTTTACTGGGCGGGCCGATTTTAATGCGGTGGACTCATTAAATTGGGACGCTGTAGGAACCTCCTCATTGAGAGATAGAAATGATTCTTGGTACAAGGGGCAATCTAATAAAATTAAAGTTAATGTCGATACAATGCACAATTACATTATTAATAATAACATTGTACCGCCGCTGGATGTGGTAAAGATAGATGTTGAAGGATGCTCATATGAGGTTCTAGAAGGATTTAAAGTTTTCCTTAAAGGTATTAAGGTTCTACATGTAGAGAATGAAACCTTTGCTTTCTGGGAAAACCAGAAACTTGCAGGAGAAGTTGGAGAATTTTTAACTTCACATGGATTTATTAAAGATTATGAAGAAAAGTTTGGTGAAAATAGTGTGGATGAGGTTTGGATAAATGGCGATCTCATTTAACAAACTTGGATCTTATGGACATTTGGGAAATCAAATGTTTCAGTACGCTTCTCTTAAAGGTATTGCAAAGAATTGCGGATATGACTTTAGTATTCCGCCCAGCGGTCATAGGCTCTTCGATACATTTGAAATGTCTGAATGTGGCCTTAAAGAAGTAAATAATATCGTTATGCATGAACTTACTCATGCAGGATTTGAATTTGATAGAGAACTATTTGATACTTGTCCAAATTATACAGACTTATACGGGTATTTCCAAACTGAAAGATATTTCACAAGAATAGAAGAGTCCATTCGTAATGACTTTATATTTAAAAGTCCAAATAATGAATATATAAATAACTTACGAGACA